TAGATTACTATGAACATCCAGATACAAATACAGAAATTAAAGTTCTTAACGGTGATGTAAAACAAGAATATGAAGATCGTTTAACAGAAATTGGCTTTACTAAAGTTAATACTGTTTATCCAACTATGTTTGGTGAACGTATTTCTCGTATTCCAGCTTGGCCTCTTAACGGTCATTTTGAACCCGTAGAACCAGTGCTTATGCCTCTTATTGACAGAGAGATTGCACTATATAACAAAGTATCTCGCCGTAATCACTTACTGTATGGCGCAGCAACTTATACTCCTGTTGTACAATCAGATATGACAGATGAAGAGTTTGAAGAAATTGTAAATGCAGGTCTTGGTACTTGGTTGCGTGTGCGCAAAGATGAATCAATTAGCGTACTTGAAACACCTACTGCTGCACTTTCAGATATGGAAAAAGCAATTGACTCTACTGTAAACGAAATGGCTAAGATGGGTATTCGTATGCTTTCACCAGAGCAAGCAGCTTCAGGTGTAGCCTTAGAAATTCGCAATGCCTCTCAAACAGCACAGCTAGGAACACTAAATGCTAAAGTATCTGGAACTATTCGTGAAGTTATTGCTTTTATGCTTAACTGGAAGTATGGTTCTATGTATACTGCTGAAGATGTAGAATTCCAAATGTCTAATGACTTTGCCCCCATGGTTGGTGGTGAAGGCGCTATGCGACTTGTTTCGGAATGGTATCAAATGGGTATTATTAGCCGTTCTACGTTTATCAATATTGCTAAATATAATGATTTCTTACCTGCTGATTACAGCGATGAAGATGCTATTGAAGAAATACAAACTGACCCTCTTACAAATCAACCTCAAGATGATGAGGTACAAATAGAGGAATAACTCTAACTACTCGATGGAGTACTAGATGAATATCAACGATAAAATTTATGATCGAATTGTAGATCATATGGCAGATGTAAGGTTATATGAAGAAGGAATTCAAATCCAAAATAGACGTATTATAAGACGTCATAGAAAAAACCTAAGAGACTTGCTTAGAAAAAACATTAAGAATGATGTTTCCAAAGAAGTAAGTCGTTTTGGTACAGAGCTTCTTTCTCATAAAAAGAACTCTATTAAAGAATTTTCTACTTCTCAATTAGACTTTCATAGCGATAACCTTTACAAAGAAGTTAAAGACTTTTACAAAGTTAATAAACCTAAGACAAGAGAGTTATTAGCTGAAGTAACTGGCCCTACTATGCGTGGGGCAAAAGGTCTTAGTGATAATGTTAAAAATATTTCTGCAGGTGAACTTGTTAGAATCCAGTCTAAAGTTAAAGCTGGGTTAGCAAACAATAAATCTCCAAACGAAATTATTGCAGATGTTTTAAAAACTACTAAAATAACAGAATATCAAGCAAAGACTTTAACGAGAACTGCCATAACTTCTACTCAAACAGCAGCACTAAGAAAAGTAGCAGAAGACAATAAAGATATAATTAAAGGCTTTATGTTTACTGCTATACTTGACTCTCGTACAAGCCCTATTTGTACACATCATAACGGTAAAGTTTATGATTTAGATGACAAAAGGTTTATACCACCTTTACATTGGAATTGTCGTAGCTCAATGACTCCTGTACTTAAAAACAAACAGGAATTATTTCGTGAGCAAACCCCTAGACTAAAAAAGACAAAATTAAATGTAAAAAGTGATCAAGAGCTTAACGGACTTCCTCCAAAAAAGGAAAGCTTCGGTAACTGGTTAAAAAGACAGTCTATGGATATTCAGAGTAAAATGTTAGGCTCTGAAGATGCTGCAAACTTGTTTAGACAAGGCAAATTAAAAGCAGAACAATTTATTACGCCTAAAGGTAAAGCGTTAAGCATACAAGCTTTACGGGCTAAGGCTGCAAATGCTACTGCTGTTTATCGCCCTAAACAAAAGATTAGAGAACAAGATATTCGTCTACAAGCGACTAGACCTTTATCTTTAATTAGAAACCCTAAAAATAAAGATGACCTAAGACAGTTATTTATATTAGACTCTGATGACTTTAGTAAAACAATGTCTTTAACTGACTATAAAGGTACTAGTCTAGTCGGCAAACAAGCCTCTCGAAGAAGGGTTGGAAATGAATTTGATGAGCGTAACTTTAGTGCTGATCCTTTAACAGGTGAAATTAAAAATAATAATATTTATGATCCTGACTTTAATCTCTATCAAGAGCGTTTAGACTTTATGCGTAATTCTAAACTTTTATCTGCTGATCAAAAACAATTTATTGAATCTTTTACTGCAGGATTAAATGATAAAATTTCTTTAAATCAACAAACAGTTGTAGTAGAAAATCTCAGAGTTGTTTTTGAACGTTATGCTAAAGATAAAATTCCGTGGGGAGATTTTGCAGCGGTTGTTAGAGCAGAAAATAGATTTGCCGTTCAAAACGTTTCTAGATTACTAGACACACGTTCTCGCAAGCGTTCTGAAATGTTTGTTAGTTATTTGTCAAAAGATACTCCTCAAGTACAAATTATGGGTAAGTATTATAACTTTGCTGACTTACAAAGAGATCAATTAGCTGATCAAAGGTTTATTGACGGTTGGCGAAGAACAGAAGGTAAAAAACTTGCAAGACAATTATTTATTTCTGGAAGAGCGCCCTTAAGACTTTATTTTAATAAATTTACTGAAAGATATCCTACTAAGGAAAAGTTAAAGAAAAATCTTCTTAGACGATATCCTAAAGTTAATGCTGCCTATAAAGCATATAAAAAAGCTTATAACAGAGAACCGACAGATTCTTGGTTAACTCAAAGAATAGCAGGGAATAGAGAAGCTATTCGCCGCATTCTTGATAGGGAATTTTTAGTTGCATCTAAAAAACCTAGTGATAATATTTTTAATGAAAAGGCAATTGATAGTTTAACTAAAATTTCTAAGTTAATTGCTTCAGGTCAATCTACTGATTATGATACTTTAGCTATTAATATTGGTAAACAATTTTCAAAAGACTTTCAAAATATAATTCCTTTTACTAAACATACTCTAAAAGACCATCATGCAGAGGGTTCTAGAATATTAGAGTTTTTTAGACAACAAGGTTATATTCGTGTTCAATTCAGAGGCAAAACTCGTAGAGGGGTTGTCGATGTTGAAACAGGGAGAGCTTCTGGTGGTTGGGGTGATACAATTTCTAGAGAAGTTATTGTTGTTAACAAAAACCTTATTAAGCTTCAAGAAGCAGAACGTAAGGTTACTATTTCTAGAAGACTAGGTATTACTTCTGCAAGAGATAGGCTTTATGTTAAAGCAAACAAGAAGACTTATGTCGATGCAAGAGGAAATGATACGGGACTACCTTTAGTTTCTAGAAATAAGTTTGCTGATTATGATCCAAAGCAGATCGATAGAGAAATGGCTGAAATGCTAAATCACGTTATGGACGTAGAATATGGGGTTGATAATGAATACTTCAATTTTATGGACGATCTCGCTAGGTTTAGAGACCCAAGAGGCAACACCAAATATTACGATGGTATTAACGAATTTAGACACGAAATACTTAACCGTGGTGAACAAGGTTACGGTCTCATGGCAACAGCTAAGTACCATGCTCAACGAAATGCTAATTTTAGGACCACTGCCTTTATAGACTCTCGTGGTCGTGTATATCACAGGGGTTACTTAACACCTACTGGTGGTGAATTAGTAAGGCCGTTTCTTAATTCTGGTCGTGCTATTAACATGACTGAAGATGCATTAGATGAGTTACAAATTCAATTAGGTTATTTAATTGGACCTGGAACTGAAGCACTTACACAAGCAGGCCGAAGAGCAATTTTTATCCGTAATCGTGAAAAAATTATTGAGTTAGGTGAGACAATGTTGTCTAAAACTCAACGAGATAGACGAATGAGAGAGTTCTTAGAACACCCTTTAATTAGAGGACTTGAAGGTGATAAGGTTGCAAAACTTGCTAGAATGTCTTTAGAATATGCTAGGCTTGAAAGACATCTTAAATCAGGTAAACCATTAGCAAGTTATAAAACTAAATTAATGATTGAAAATGATGCTAGTTCTTCTGGTGCTCAGATTATTGGTTTATCTACTGGTGATAGAAATATTGCAGAATCAAGTAATATTTTAGCTACGACTCAAAAAAATAGATTGTATGACCTTGTAGCTATGGATACAATTAATGATCCAGACTTTAGAAAAATTCCTGCTTTAAGAGACTCTAATTTAACTTGGGAAGATTTAGCTAAAGCAGCTAAATATCAAAACATGGTTGGCTTTTATGGTGCAGGTGCTGCAACTAAAACAGCAAATGTAGCCAAGGGCTTAGTAAAAGTATTAGACGATAAAGGTTTTTTAACTATTACTAAGGATAACCTTAATGCTAATTTAAGAGTTATTGACGGTAAAATTAAACTAGCAAAACGAGAAGGTGCTACTTCTGTTGTTGCTGAACTAGAAAGTTTTAGATCAGAGCTTGTTAGCTTAATTAATAAAGGGCAACCTGTAGGAAGAAAACTTCTTAAAGAGGCCCAAGACATTCACCCTGATGTTGGTGATTTTGTTAGAGAAATAAATAATGCTAGACGAGGTATTATTACTCCAAAAGATTTTTCGGAAATATCTCGTATTATGAGCAAAAACATGTCTGCTCGTGCTCCTGTAACTGATAACTTTATTAATTACTGGAAAAAGGTAGCGACACGTTATGTCAATGAAACCCAAAAGACAGATATACCTTGGGTTACTTTTGACGGAAAAGTAATGATGCAACGTTATCGTTTTAAAGAACAAGAACGAATTGAATTTCGTGATCCTGTTACTGGACGAAAAGTTGCAAACATCTATGAAGATGCATCTACTGATGGTAAGCTTTTAGGTAAAGCTTCTTTAAATGATGCAAGAATTGGACTAGGTGTTAACGGAAATCACAGCAATGATGCCGTTATCGTACGGAGATTCCACTTGTGGGGTCGTAAAAACGGTGTTGAAACTGCTACGATTCACGATGCTTTCTTTACCAATATTGGTGAGGCAAGACGTGCAAAAACTGCCTTGAGGACCATCTATGCAGATGCTCTCGAAGGTGATACTATTCGAAAGACTTTGCGTGAAATGCGTAAACAAGGTCTTTCAAGGAAATCTTATAATGAGCTTTTAGCTGAAGCTAAACGGTTAGGTTTAATTGACCCACCAAATAAGATAACAAGAAAAGACATACTAGAACCCTTAACCGAAAATAAGGACTGGTATGGCATTGGTCCATAGTTATTTGTAATAGCCTATAGGACTCTTAATAACCGTGTCTGTGACACAAATTATATACAAATCAAGCTGTGCTTGAAAGGAAAAATTATGAGTGAAGAAAATAAAATTGAAGAAGAAGTAAATGAAGTAGAATCCAATGAGACTACTGAACAAGAAGTTCAAGAGGAAACCGTTGAAGCTTTAGGCAATGACGAGGTAGATCCAATTGAACAAGCGGTTAATGAAAGACTTTCACAAATGAAATCCAACATGGATCGCATGGCTAAAGAGCGTGATGAAGCGCTTAAAAAAGCAGCTGAAATTGAACAACAACAAAAACAAGAACAAATTCAGCGCTTAGAAGAAGAAGGAAAACTACAAGAAGCTTTAGAAATGAAGCTGGCAGAAGCGAATGCAAAACTAAAAGTCTACGAAGAAGAGAACACGAAATTAAATCGTGATAATGTAGTTAATTCGCAACTTGGTGGTTTAGACTTCCGCAACGAGCGTAGTCGTCAAATGGCCTACCGTGATATTGTTGAGCAACTCGTTCAAAATGAAAACGGTACTTGGGTTCATAAGTCAGGCACTACTATTCAAGACTTTATTCTCGCTTATTCAAAGAATGAAGACAATTCTTTCCTCTTCCGTGTCAAAGCAAATTCTGGTGCAGGTACAACAACTTCGGCAGGAACGCCAAATGTAACTGAAAAGAAATCGCTATCACAAATGTCACAGGAAGAAGTTTTAGCGATGGCCTCAAAAGGTCAATTAGGTAATTATACATACTAATAGTTTAAATAAGGATTAATAATTATGGCTATTACAAACACAGATTTTCAAAATGTAGCTCTAGCTATCTCTGCTTATGCAGACGAAGCGTATACTACTGAGAAAAAACTAAACTCAACAGGTATCGTTGGACAGCGTGACGATATTAATGCTGACGGGGAATCATTTGTTGGTCAATTCCGTTGGTACAAACCACTAGCGGCAAATGTCAATGTTGCGTCTCTATCATCATCATCAGATGGTACATATACAGACATCACAACAGATATTGCTAACTATGTTAAAACAGTTCGTACATTTGGTGCGCAGCAAGTTAACATGCAAGAAGTTGTTTCAAAGCAAGACGGTCTAGCTAAAATTGCTCGTGACTTTGCACAAGTTCGTGGCGATGACGAGGGTACTGCTCTTATGAACGTACTTAAAGGTGTTGCAGCATACGAAGTAGCACTGGGTGATGCAGGTGGAGCAGGTAACGGTGGTCTAGTAGGCTACGATACAGATGCAGACACAGCCGCAACAGGTAACTTTGTTGATATTAACGCAGCAGGTGTATTTGGCTCAGCGGCAACAGGTGCTTCTGACGAGCGTAAACTGTTTGATTCAACAGCAATTGGTGCTGCTCGTGGTGAGCGTCTATTCCAAGCAATTGGCATGGGCTTTAAAGACTACGAACCAGACTATATGTATCTTGTTACTTCTCCAGAAATTATGGCAGAAATGCGTGCAGCTAACTTGGTTGACGACACAACAGTTACAGATGGAAACCTAAACTTTAGCACAATCTTTGGTGGTAAGTTCCGTCTAGTAATGACTCGTGCAAACCAAATGCATACAGCAGCATCAGGCGACTTGAATGCACAATCAGACAAGTGTACTTTCATTGTTAAGCCTGGATCTGTAACTTTTGCTCCAGTTGCAACTCCTACACCAGTAGAAGTAGATCGCAATGCAGCTGCATACACAGGCGGTGGTTCTACAAATATTTGGTATCGCTATGGCTTTATCATGCACCCAATGGGTTACGATTGGGCAGGTGCTACAAACGCATTTGCAACAAACGCTAACTTTGCAACAGGTGGTTCATGGGATCGTAAAATGGATGCACTAAATCTAGGCATTCTACCTATCTTCCATTCATAATAATTAGGAGGAGCTAATGCCGTTAACTGTTAATACTAATAGTTATGTGTCAGTAAGCGATGCAGATACTTATTTCGAAACTCGTATTGATTCTGCAAATTGGACAAATGCTGCAGAAACTTTAAAAGAGGATGCGCTTGTTACTTCGACACAAATTATCGATAACAATCCTTGGATTGGTTCGGCTGTTAGCTCTTCTCAAGCTTTAGCTTGGCCTCGTAAAAATGCTAAATACTATGATCCTCGTATGGGACAAGAAATTTCTATTTCTGATTCTACAACACCTGATCTTGTTAAAATAGCTGTTTACGAACAAGCCTTACATTTGTTAAATAATGAAGACCTTTTAGCTCAAACGACTCAAACTTACGAAAGCATTAGTATTGGCTCTATTAGTCTAACTGATTCTAATAATGATGTAACTAGAATTTCTATTACACCTGCTTTTGTAATTAAACCATTAAGACCACTTATTCGAAGAGGGTCATTCGGTATGGGTTCAAGTTGGTGGAGGGCTAACTAATGTCTTTATCTGCAAAAGTAACTGCTGCTGTAAATAAAGCTTTTACTTCTGCTGGTGATTTAGTTAAACAAGGTACACTTTCAACTAAAGCTGTATCAGGCTATGATTTTAGTACACGAGGAACAGTTAGTACTACTACTAGTGCTACTGTTGATGTCATACTTCAATCAACGCAAAAGCCTTCTGGTGAAGGTTTTACAACTACTGCTGTAATGAAATCAGGAGTTAATATATCTGTTTATGATACATTAACTGTTGGTAACAAGGCTTATAATATTGTTGATTATACAGACAACGATTTTACAATTGAGGCTATCTTGACTAAGGAGACTCAATAATGTATGATAATGTATTAGATGATATTGAAGCTGTTTTTGCTAGTAGTAGTTGGACAGCAAATAATATAGATATTTACCCTGACAATTACCAAGGAACAATATCTAATGAAAATGAATTTTGTAGACTTAACGTATTACCTAGCAATAGTAATTATTATTCGCATGGCGGTAACAAACAACTAGAAGGGATAATAGCAGTAAAAATATTTGTTAAAGCAGGTGAGGGGCAATCCCGAATTATGGCTATTTCAGATATTTTAGATATTAACCTTCAAAATAAACGTTTAACAAATGGAACTGAGCTTGGAACATCTTATTTGAATGTGGAAGGGCTAGACCCATCTAATAA